CTTACTGTCAACCGTTAGTTTAATCACATCGTCTTCAACGTTTGTCACTGCCATGTTACTCTTAGTTTCACGCCTAAAACGACTAGACGTTAGCATAGTGGGACGCGAAAAACCAAAAAGTGATGCAACACCTGCCAAAGCATTTGCCCCAATCTCAGTAGCACGAGCGTACTTACCAATAACAGGAGCATCAGCAAGCTTGCGAGCAATTGAAGCAACAACAGTAGCTGGGGCAGAAATAATACCTCCGCCAGTATATTCATCTTTAGCCTTCGGTTTCCCACCTCCACCCTTAGCATGCGGCACAATTTCTTCCGAATTTGGAACAATTGTGCCTGCTTGAGTAACAAGGTCCTCGGGGTTTGTAGCAGTAGGAACAGCCATCTTAACATCCTCAGCCCAAGCAAAAATGCGTACAGTTACGTTAGTTAAACCATCGTTGGCATGTTTCAGCCCATTGATAGTCCTAAAGCGCAACTGTCCCATTTGCTTAAACTCAGTAAATCCAGATGGGGAAAACGAACTAGTGGTAATATCCAAAGAATTCTTCCACCACAAGAAAGGTAACTGCAAAGTACCACCTTCGCTTGTAGTGGGATCTATATACACATGAGGCATTTGAGATAACGCCACAATATCTTGGGAAACACCAGTTCTAGCAATTGTCAAGTCATCGAGTGTGGACATGGGAGCATAAGACATAATAGCCCTACCATAATGAAACGGTGTACCATTGACCACAACTTTAATGCATAATTTACAAGACAAAAGCTTAAAATTAGAAATCCTATTTACAACACGTGGATTTTTAAAATATTCCTCCCAAGGCCAGACATCATCATCTAAAGTTCCTCCAACAGTCCAATTATAAGAGGCAATGGTAATGGGTCTTGAAAAGAAATCTTGTAATGAAGCATCAGACACCATGACTTCATCACGAATGTCGTCTATAATACCAAGTGTGCCACCAGTGTGGCCCACATCAGCATCATGAAAAACGACATTTTGCTCGTTATCAACATAATCATCTGAATGAGGTTCAATCTCATCCAGGGTTTCTGCGTCAACAACTGAGCATTGATCTGTTATCACATGAGAATCAACACCTGCCAAAAAGCAAATATATTCAAGCACGTAATATGGAACACAAACGATGTCGTTCATGTGATATACAGAGTTTGTAGTATGTACAAGAGTTGAGTCATCCGACTCTACCAGATTTTGAGTGTCTGGCACACTACATAACGACTCTTTCTCCGGAGTTCTAAAACGGATATTTGTATTAGGATAAAAATTAAAGCGATATATGTTCAATTTTCGCTTGGTTTATTTCGGCTACCCTATAGAACATCTAAGTAACTGCAGCCTTAACGAGATATTTTTCTTTCCAGTGTGCAACTCTCTCGTCAAAAGTCACATTAGTGGCAGGTACGGGCAAATCAACCCGCTTACATAATTCGCGCATTTGATTTGCACGCATTTCGTAATGCTCCCTGCCATAAGCAAACCATTCATGAAGAGCTGTTTCAATACAGCCAGCAGCAACTTCATGAGGAAGTGCAACCTTGGATTTTAGGTTACAATGTAAAGACTTGAAAATAGACATTTCGTCTAACTGTCCCAAAGTACAAGCAATTTCTGGAATAAAATGCGACTTGCGTTTAAGAAAATCTGCCTTTTCCTTAGGTAAGAATTTAGCACTTTCAGTGGTCTTATTTGGCAACGTAATTTTCATATTGTGACTTGCCAAAAAGTCACGATATGTTTCAAAATTGAAATCTCTGCAGTCAAAGCGAACTGTTCCAATGAAGTCATCTCCATATGTACTACACCTCACTTTATCTCGAAAATGTTGTACCTCAGGATGAATGGAAAAGAATCCCATGCGAACGAACAATGATCCGGCAATACTGTTTGTCATAACAGTCATATTATTACCAGAAGTGTTCATATTAAAAGCCATCAACAAAGTGCCATTCCAATCAAGAAGAGGATGAACTATATCAGATGTCATCATACGCATGATATGCAAGTCTTCTGCAGAATATCCAGCCCGCTTGGCCAAATCATAATAAATTGAAAAAACGGCTGTAGTTATCTGGGAATGGATTCTAACATCATACTTGGAATAATCAAAAGCCAACACCATGCCATCTCCAGCATCTTCAGGGGTGTAGGCATAACATACCAAATAATCCATGAATTCTTGCCATTTCTGAGAAAACGCAAACTCCTCTACATGTGACATAATATCATTCCATTCAAGAGAAAAAGCATTTATCCCAACAGCACATTCAGATTCAAGTGGGTGCAAACACAAAAACCGTGCTAACGGTAAATAATATTTGCGAATCAATAAACTGAGTGCTATTGGTGCTGCTTGAAAGACACGAACTTTCTCAGATGTTAACTTAGTAGGTTCGTCCTTCAATGTAGCAGTGCAAATGGGATATCCTCGTTCTCCTTTGCGATAACAAGCCAACAGTCGCTCTTTCTCATCTATAATCTCCTGATGAGGTATACGATCAATTAACTTCTCTCCTTCTCTGATTTCATCAAAATGTCGCTTCTTTGGACCAAAAACTGGGAATCCCATTCCAGTATCCATAGGCAAAGCATCAACAAAACGAACCCCGTCAATTCCAAGAATTGCTTCCTTATCAGTTAACGGCTTTATGATATCAGTTTTGCAAAACGCATCCAAGAGAGGAAGAATGGGTTTAAGCCAATCACTCTTAGCCCTCTCAAGCAACAAGGGACAAAACATGTCGCTAGGATTAATCACATGTTCAAGTGTGGCATTATATGCTCTCCAATTGGGTTTCAATCGAGGTGGACCCCAAACATTAGGAACACCACAAATCTCCTCAACATGTGGTGACAAAATGCTAGTAACAACTCGACTGGTCTGAGAGGTCCGCAAATTAGTGGACCCTAAAACTTCAACAAAATCAGTAGTGCGCAAATGATTTGCCATACAATGGGGATGGATTTCAGAACTTTTCAATATTGGTCGCCCAAACTGTTTTTCAGGTAATGTTCCAGCTTCCGCTGTTAAAAACACTCCTGGCTTTTCCGCTAACAAGTCAATTAACTTGTCAGCATCTTCACGAGTGACAGTTTGCATAACACCAAAGTTTCCTGAGGTGCTTCCTCCAATATGAAATCCAGCTATAACAGGATCTTTTTGATTCAAAATCAAAATTCCCATACAAGCTCCAACACGAGCGTTCTGAGAATTATAGCTCCCACCATAAAACTTGCGATATTTATGACCTGTAGTCTCATGTTTGACTGACACTTGTTCCGTTATAATTTCATCACCATCATGCACAACAAAAGTGCACAAAGAATTTCCTTTCGGAAGTGATTGAGGTAAAAATTTCACCTTAGTTTTCATATCAGGACAATTCGGAACAAAACAACAAACAAGATCCAAATGAGGAAGCTCAGAACACTGATCCAAAGCAACTCGAAACTTAAAACTACCACCCGGTCCATCATGTCTACTAACAGTGCAAAAGACATAAGGACTTGGTGTAGTTCCCATGTCTGCTTTTTCGTAGAAAATATGTTTTGGAAACCAAGCAACACCTTTTCTAGGGAAGAAGATATTGCATCGTGTCATAGTTCTGTTGGAACGCTCAAAATCAGCCCAGTGGAGATTACTCTTCTTAAAAGTTGAAATGAGATGCACAGGAACAGCTTTCTTACAGGATTCAGAAACATCAACAGTTACGCCTAACTTGTCCATCATAAATCCAAACCAACCTGGACTCTTCTTCAAATTTTCTGGTTCCAAAGTAGAGCTAGCTGGCTCAAGATTGCTAATCCTTTGACGATTCCACCATTGCAAAAGTTTAACAGCAACAAGCACGCCTGCTATAGCTGCAACTCCTTTTGGAATAGTATTGTCCCGCAAATTCTGCACGTAGGTCGGTAAAGCATCACGTCGCTCAGTATAGACTTCACGATAATGATTCAATCGAACTTGATAATGACTAAAACAACACAATGTGGAAATATAAGAAAGAACACCCAAAGGTGCCCATCTACCAACTTCTTTTGGATAAGCAACTCCATATGCAAATGATCCAAGAGTAAGCAATGAAGCTAACCTCAAATGGTTCTTAAGATCGTACAAAGCAGCAGATCGTTGCCAGGAATTTACCATACGCTGGAAAAGATTGGAATTAAAAACACAAGTGGGAGTGTAGGCCATGACAAGAGGAATAGTGGTTCTGTCAATAGCCTCACTCATTTCACTTTCGAGTGTTTTGGTAGCCAAAAAAGAAATAGGCTTATATCCAACAAGCGAATTCAACATGGAGACTGGGGAAAACCATCCCCTAACGGACTTCCAAAAAGCTCGCTTTCCAGCTTGAACAACAACATCCTGTAAATACTCCATAGAATGGGGCTCAGGCTTTTTACACTCACACATCGGTTCAGGCAAATAACAGGACTTGCACATTGCCATTTTGTCAAACTCTTCAGACCGCTTTACAATTTTGCGTTGCAAAGCCTGGTGCTTAATCGCCAAATGAGCAACCACCCGAAGGTAAGTACGCAAATCCAAGTTAGTACACTCAAATTCCTCACCATCAAGAATCGCTCTCATAGGTCGGAAAACATAAGTGTCCTTATTGGCAACACCTTTGAAAACAAAAATTTCCAAAAGAGTGAGCTCCCAAACATCATGAAACAACGCTGCTTCTTCTTTATTCAACTCGGGATGTGCTGTCTCCAAAGAAACTCCTCCACGTTGCGTATAACCAGGCTTGGTTTTAACGCGAGTGTGATAAAATCGTCTCAAACAAGCTTCTGGTTTCTCTGTGTAATAACTGACATTGTAATCTTCAAAATTTGAAGACATCACTCCAACCTTAAAATTAATAAAAACAACTCCTTTAGCATTAAGTTCAGCTTTCACAGCTTGAGCCGCCATGTTGTTAAAAAATTTAATAATCACATCAGTTGGAGAAGTAATGGTATATTGTGGTTTCCCATTACCAACGTCATCCATGTACACACCCAAAATGTCCGAAGTATAGGTGGAATCA